CCTATATTAGATTTACTAAATGAAACTCAAATGAGCATGACTAGTGAGGATTATAGAACAGTATTTAACGGAGAGAGTAGTGCAGTTCAAGGATTTCCATCAATGATGAGTAATAATTCATTCGAAACACCGGTAGTTGAAACAGTAGATCAAATGCTAGCAACAGCAAGACCTGCAACAGATGTAACTCAAGTAAATATTGATGCAGTACCAGATTTTTCAGCATTAATGAAAAATATGAAAGATAAAGGGCAGTTGTAATGGCTTATCAGATAAGAAATATTAACCCGTTAGATTTACAGCCTAGTACCGGTATAGGGGTATCAATACCCTTTAGCTCTAAATCTGTTTTTAATACCGTATATACAACTCAGGAACAAACTAAGTATAATATTATAAATTATCTATTAACTGGAAGGAGAGAAAGAGTATTTGTACCTAGTTTTGGAGCAGGATTAAGAGATTTACTATTTGAAAATATAGATAGAGATAGTATAAGTCAAATAGAGCTGAGCGTAAAAAGCGGTTTAGAAATAAACTTTCCTAATATAATTGTCGATCAATTATATATAACATCTGAAGTTGATAATAATTTACTAAATCTATACGTAAGTTACAGAATAAATAATACAGGATTAACAGATGAAATAAATATAAACTTCCAAAATGGCTGATAGTAATAAAAATATAACATACCTTAATAAGGATTTTACTGATTTTAAATCAGCATTAATAGAGTACGCGAAATCGTATTTTCCTACTGCTTATAACGATTTTTCTTCTGCTTCACCAGGTACCATGTTTATTGAAATGGCATCTTACGTTGGTGATGTATTATCATTTTATATGGATAATCAGATTCAAGAAACATTCCTTGAATATGCAAAACAGAAAGAAAATTTATATTCTCTAGCTTATATGCTAGGTTATAAACCTAAGGTAACATCAGCAGCAACCGTAGATATAGAAGTATATCAATTAATTCCATCAACTGGTCCTGCTACCAATAAAACTCCTGATTATAATTATGCATTAATCATAAATGAGAATATGCAAATTAAATCATCTACAATTAAGAATGCAACATTCATAATACCTGATAAGATTAATTTTGCTGTAGAAAACTCTATGGATAAAACAGATATATCAGTATATTCATATGACGGCATAGGTGATCCTTTATTTTATTTATTGAAAAAAACTAGAAAAGCCTTATCAGGAGAAGTTAAGACAGTTAGTTTTTCTTACGGAACTGCTGAAAAATTTATAACATCTTTAATACAAGATACAAATATTATAGAAATAATAGATGCATATGATAGTGACGGTAATAGATGGTATGAAGTTCCGTTTTTAGCTCAAGATACAATTTTTGATGATACATTAAATGTTAGCAATAATGATCCTAATTATAGTCAAGAATCTAATATTACACCATATATATTAAAATTAAAGAAAGTTCCTAGAAGATTTGCAACTAGAGTAAAATCTAATAATTCATTAGAATTACAATTCGGTTCAGGTATAAATCAAAATGCTGATGAAAGCGTACTACCAAATAGTTATAATGTAGGTATAGGTTTAATAGATGGATTATCAAAAATTAATACTGCTTTTAATCCTAGTAACTTTACTACTACAGAGACATATGGTTTAGCACCAACAAATACTACATTAACAGTTAGATATTTAGTAGGAGGCGGAACCCAAGCTAATATTCCTAGCAACCAATTAAACACAGTACAATCATATTCATCTAGCTTTTATGGAGGAATAGTAGATGGTGTATTATCAAATCAGATATTACAATCAATACAAATAAATAATCCAACCCAGGCAGTAGGCGGCGGTGACGGAGATACTATAGAGCAGATAAGATTAAATTCAATATCTCAATTTCCTACACAAATGAGAGCAGTTACTCAGCAAGATTACGCATCACTATCATTATCTATGCCAGGTAAATACGGACAAATATCTAAAGCATTTGTTACTAAGGATGATATAGTATTTAAACAAGATGTAAACAATAATAACGATTTAGTAGATCCGCTATCAACTAGTATTTATGTATTAGGTTTTAATGAAAATAAACAGTTAATAGCACCATCAGACTCATTAAAGCAGAATCTTAAAGGCTATTTATCGCAATATAGAATGTTAACTGATTCGATAAATATAAAAAATGCCTTTATAATTAATATAGGTGTAGATTTTGATATTATACTAAGACCTAACTATTCCGGCAGAGATGTATTATTAGAATGTTTAACACTACTTCAAAGCTACTTTAATATAGATAATTGGGAAATAAATCAGCCTATAATACTATCCGAAATATATACCATGCTAGATAATGTTTCCGGAGTACAAACAGTTAATAATGTTAAAATAACTAATAAATCCGGCGAAGAATTAGGATATTCTAAATATAGCTATGATATACAGTCTGCTACCTTAAATAACGTAGTATATCCATCACTTGATCCTTCAATATTTGAAGTAAAAAATCTACAAAGTGATATTCAAGGTAGGATTGTAACTTTCTAAAAATAAGTGTAAAAACTAAAGCTTTTTATATTTATATTATATAAAATAACTATAAATGGCCGTTTATAAAATATTTCCAAGTAAAGATGCTTCAATATATTCACGATATCCAGGTATAAACGCCGGAAGAGATGAAATATTAGAAATTAGCGTTAAAAATAATACAAGCTACGACGGTGCAACTGTAAATGTAGGAAGTACTAGTTTTGATGATATTAGAAGATCATTAATAAATTTTACAACTAATGATTTAAATACATTAAAATCTTTTAATTCATCATCTTTTAACGCTAATTTAAGATTATATCTAGCTAACGCTGAAAATCTTTCTCAAGATTATATAATAGAAGCATATCCACTAACCCAGGATTACACAATGGGTACTGGTAAATTTAATGATAATCCTAATCCATTAAATGGAGTATGTTGGACTTCACCTGGACCTACTGGTTCGACCCCGTGGGATAAAACAACAGGAACTGAAAGCTATCTCTATACTTCAGGGGGAGGAGTTTGGAATCAAACATATAAAGCAACTCAAAGCTTTAATTACATAGATAATAAAGACATAAACATTAATATTACAAGTACGGTTGATAAATGGTTTAGCGGATCACTATCAAACTATGGAGTAATACTTAAACATTCATCATCAATAGAGCTTAATACAGGATCCTTTATGGTACTGAATTATTTTTCTATGGATACACATACTATATACCCCCCTTGTTTAGAATTTAAATGGAATGATTTTTCTTATAATACAGGTAGTATTAGTAACGGCACTATAACAAACGATAATTTTATAATCAACGTAACTAATAATCCAGGAGAATTTAATCAAAATACTAAATACAGCTTTAAGATAAAAGCAAAAGATAAATTCCCTGTAAGACAGTTTACAACATCATCAGTATATCTTAATTGGAAATATTTACCAACATCATCTTACTGGGCAATACAGGATTATAAAACATCAGAGATGATAGTTGATTTCGATACAAATTATACTAAAATAAGTGCGGATAATACAGGTAATTATTTTACAGTATATATGAACGGATTACAACCAGAGAGATCTTATAAATTATTAGTAAAAACTATTTTAAATAATTCTGAAGAAATAGTTGTAGATAATGATAATATTTTTAAAATTATTAGATAATGTCTCAAGAATTAAATCTTTATAGAGAAGTATATGGTCAAAATACATATACTAGAGTAGTTGATACTCAATTTAGAGAGCTTATCGATCCCGTAGATGAGCAGGTTATCGAAGATGTTAGTGTAGAACAATTCTTTGAATTATACGAACAATTATTTCTACAAATACCAGTAAACGGGGAATTAAATTCACACGAATATCTAGTTATGAGAAGTTCAGAATATCTAGGTGGGGCTGTAATTACAAATAATGAAAAAGCATTATTAGAAGAGATTAACAGTTTAAGACAGCAGTTATTAGAAACTAATACAAGCTTAAT